GGATTGAGAGACACTGGAAGTTTGAGAAAGGATCTCGGATAGTTATAAATACAGAAAAAAGCTATTACGATGGCGGCAATTGTAACAGATCAGTTTAGAATATTAAATGCTGGTAACTTTGTAAACTCAGTTAGTAATGATTCTAACTCATATTATGTATTTGTTGGTTTGGCAAATCCAGAAGCGTCTGGATATGGTAGAGACTCTGATTGGGATACTGATACCCCAACACCAACAGACAACTTTGATTATATGAGTTTTGTTGGTGATGCCTCTCTTTATGGTAAAAAAGTTACTTCTGCCAATACAAGAAGATTGGTCAGGAGAATTGATTGGGCGTCAGGAACAAAATATGAAATGTATCGTCATGATTATAGCATTTCAAATTTGTCTCCCATAACAAAGTCCTCCAGACTTTATGATTCAAATTATTATGTTATCAATAGTGAATATAAAGTCTATGTTTGTATTGATAATGGTTCGTCAGGAATCAATACAACTGGCAATGCATCTTTGGATGAACCAACTTTCACAGATTTAGAACCAACTAAAGCTGGAGAAAGTGGAGATGGATACGTTTGGAAATATCTTTTCAGCGTATCCCCAAGTGATATCATAAAATTTGATTCTACCGAGTATATCTCTTTACCAAGCAATTGGGAAACTACAACAAACACTCAAATAACTGCGGTAAGAGATAATGCAAATTCTGATGAAAATGAGAATCAAATAAAGAAAGTTTATATTGATAATCAAGGTGCTGGATATTCACAAGGATCCCATGAGGTTAATATTATTGGGGATGGAAGTGGCGCAAAGGTTGTTGTTGAAGTTGATAGTTCTGGAAAAATAACTGATACTGTTGTTTCTTCTGGTGGAAAGGGATATAGTTATGGCATCGTTGACTTGGGATCGATTAACGCAAATGCTTCCACAAGAGCAAAGTTAATTCCTATTATACCCCCCTCGAAAGGTCATGGATATAATATTTACACAGAACTTGGTTCTGACAAAGTGTTGATTTATGCCAGATTTGATGATTCTACAAGGGACTTCCCAATCGATACTAGTTTTTCTCAAATTGGTATCGTTAAGAATCCAACTTCAATTGGTTCCACTGCACTGTTTACTGAAAATCAGTTCTCGTCACTTGGAGCAATTAAGTTTTCTTCTGTAACAGGAACAGTAAGTATTGGTGATAGAATTAATCAGACAGTAACTGGTGGAACTGCAAAGGGATTTGTTGCTTCTTATGATTCTGAAACCAAAGTTCTTAAGTATTTCCAAGATAGATCTCTGTTCTTGAATCAAACAACATTTGATTCAACTGACTATGTTGGTGTTTCAACTAGATCAGAGGTTAAAGATTTCGAATCTAGTGGAAACGCAGTTACAACTACTGGAGGTTTCTCCGGTTCAGTTGAAACTGGATTTACTGGTATTACAACAAACCCAACTGGAAACAAAATTATTTCTCTCGGAACGCAATTTACAAACGGAATCGCCTCTGCTGAGATAAATAAAGGGTCGGGAGATATAATTTATCTTGATAACCGTCCCGTGATCTCAAGAAATTCTAGACAAAAAGAAGACGTTAAAATTATCCTGGAATTCTAAAAAATGCCACAAAAAACGAACCTCAATATAAGCCCTTATTTTGACAATTTTGATAAGGACGATAATTTTTATAGGGTCTTATTTAAACCAGGATTTCCTGTCCAGGCTAGGGAATTAACGACTCTACAGTCTATCTTACAGAACCAGATAGAGTCGTTCGGAAGTCATATATTCAAAGAGGGATCAATGGTGATCCCTGGGAATATTAGTTATGATTCTGAGTATTACTCAGTTAAACTCAACCAAGAACATCTTGGCATTGACGTGGCAGTATATGCTGATAAATTGGTTGGTAAAAGAGTTAGAGGAGTAAGTTCGGATATTGTTGCTGTAGTAGACAAATATCTTACAGTATCTGATGTAGATGGAATAACAGATCTAACACTCTTTGTAAAATATCTGAGTTCTGGATCTGATAACGAAGTTTCATATTTCCAAGACGGTGAAATTTTAACAACAGAAGAGTCTTTTGTTTATGGAAATACTGAAATAAGTGCCGGTGATAGTGTAGCAACTCTCATATCACAAGATTCATGTGCTAGAGGAACGTCCGTTTCAATCGGCGCTGGTGTTTATTTTATTAGAGGAACTTTTGTAGACGTAGCAGCAGATAAGGTAGTTTTGGATGCTTATACTGCTACTCCTTCATACAGAGTCGGACTTACAATATCGGAAACTTTGGTTTCTGCAAAAGATGATTCTTCATTATATGATAATGCTAAGGGATTTTCAAACTATGCAGCACCTGGAGCAGATAGATTAAAAATTTCAACAAAACTTTCTAAGAAGAGTCTTACAGACTTTAATGATAAGACCTTTGTCGAACTGATTAGGATTGACAATGGTGAAATCAAAAAATTACAAAATAAATCCGAATATAACTTAATCAGAGATTATTTTGCTAAGAGAACCTACGAAGAGTCTGGTGATTATTCAGTAGGAAGATTTAAAATTGAAGTAAAAGAGTCTCTTAATAATAATCTATCAAACGAAGGTGTATTCACTTCAAACCAAAATACTGACGAAGGGAATACTCCTTCTGAAGATTTGGTTTCTGTAAAAGTTTCTCCTGGAAAGGCATATGTAAGAGGATATGATATTGAAACATCATCAACAACAATCCTTGACGTAGAAAAGCCAAGAGATAAAGATTCTGTAGCACAGTCATTGGTTCCATTTGAATTTGGAACTTTGATGAGAGTCAATAATGTTTCTGGCACTCCTCTTATTGGCGTAAACAATAATAATAACACTGTTGAACTTCATAGCAAAAGAAAGTCTTCTTTGAGTGCTGGTCCTGGAATTAAAATTGGTGAAGCCAGAATCTATTCGTTTAGCTTAACAGACGCTTCATATTCAGATCCTTCCACACAGTGGGACTTGTATCTGTTTGATGTCCAAACTTACACCATGTTGACCCTTAATGAGTCTCTGAGTTCTTCAAATTGCCCAGCAACTTCGTATGTTAGGGGCGTAAGTAGTGGAGCATCTGGATATGTAACGGACGCTGCTTCTGGAACTACTATAACACTAACACAGACTTCCGGAACTTTCATTGAAGGAGAACAACTTCTGATCAATGAAACTACAGAGGTTTCTAGATCAGTTAGTTCCATTAAAACTTATGGAATTCAAGATGTAAAATCAATATATCAAGATGCAACTGCAAAGAGTAGTAATGATCTTAAAGTAGATTTTACTGCAGACACGGTTCTACAGAGAATTTTACCTAAGAATTTTGGAATTTCTGACACTATCCAAATTACTACTGGCGGCACAGTAACATCACCAGGTAAATTCTTTACTGGAATTAAAACTGATACAATCCTTAGATATCAGATTGCAGGTTTATCTTCAGAAACTTATAATAGAGTTTCTGCAGTAGCATCAGACGGATCTTCATTAACTGTCGTCTCTGTTCCAACAGTAGATCAAGTTTGTAATGGTGGACTTCCTGGGTCCAATACAACAGCAACATTTTCACTTGGATCCCCATTGGTTAGTGAAAATGGTGGATTATATGCAAAGATTAACTCTAATGACGTAGCATCTGTAAGTCTTGCAGATTCTAATTTGATTGTAACCAAACAGATTGTAGAAGAGTCAACAGATTCTTCTGGATCTATGACGATTCCCATTTCTTCGGTAGGAATCACAAGTGCATTCTTTGAAACCTTCGATGCTGAAAGATATAGTGTTTTCTATCAGAATGGTACTGTAGAAGATTTAACTTCCGACCAATTTACATTAAATTCTGGAGGAACATCAGTTACCATTGAGGGTCTCACTGTTTCACAAACAAGCACCGTAACTGTAAATGCTACGGTTAAAAAGAATAATATTAAGAATAAGAAAAAAGAATACAGTAGAAGTTCAAAAGTATTTGTAACAAAAACTGTTAGTGGAGTATCGACCAACATTACTGGTCTTTCAACCAGTCAATTCTATGGTACAAGAGTTGAAGATAAAGAGATCTCTCTCAATGTTCCCGATGTAGTAAAAGTAATTTCTGTATATGAATCATATGATACAAATGCACCTATTTTAGATTCTATCGAATTTCCAAGCGGTCTTGGACTTGATACAAATTCAATCCTTGGAGAAAAGATCATTGGTAGTGAAGGAAATGCTGTTGCACAAATTGTAACAAGATCTTCCGCAACTAAAGTTGAAGTTGTTTACTTAAACTCAAATAGATTCTCAATCGGTGAAATAGTAGAGTTTGATGAATCAAATATTAATTCAACTGTCCAAGCAATAAACAGTGGAGATTATCAAGATGTAACTGATAAGTATTATCTTGATAAGGGTCAGAAAGAGCAATATTATGATTATTCAAGATTGGTTAGAAAAAATAATGGATATACTCCAACCAATCAACTTTTAGTAATCTTTGATTACTATACAGTACCTTCAAATGACTCTGGAGATGTTTATACTGCAAACTCTTACGATGAGGAAAGATTTGCTCATGATATTCCAATTTTACCAAGTGGAATAAGGGCAACAGATACCCTCGATTTTAGACCAAGAGTTGCTCCTTTCACATCAACCACAAGTTCACCGTTTGCGTTTGCAAGTAGGGAATTTGGAACTTCTGGAATTAACCCAACATTAGTTGTTACTCCTCAAGAAAGTTCTTTGATTGGTTATGACTTCTATCTACCAAGAATTGATAAGGTCTTCCTTGATAAGTTAGGTAAGTTTAGTGTAATTAAGGGAGTTTCTGGATTAAATCCAAAACCACCAGTTAATATCGAAGAGGCGATGGAAATCGCAACTCTTGAGTATCCAGCATACCTGTATAATACAGACGATGTAAAGATCACTCTCGTTGATAATAGAAGATATACAATGAGAGATATTGGTAAACTCGACGATAGAGTTGCCAATCTTGAGACTTTAACTTCACTCTCACTCTTGGAACTCGACACAAAGACTTTCCAAGTTAGAGATATTGATGGATTTGATAGATTTAAGTCTGGATTCTTTGTAGATGACTTTAAAGATGTTGGAAGACTTGACAAAGATCTTTCAAAGGTGAATATTGATTCACAAAATGGAGAACTGACAAGCCCAATCGATTTCTACTCAGTCAAACCAGAATTAGCGTTAAATCCTTCTATCAATGTAGATACTGCAGATCT